CTGGAAACCTGCTGCGGCGCGCGCCGAACGCCGACATGGCCGCGCAGATTCATGCCTGGGAATACGAGCGGCCCGGTACCGCGGAGGCGAACATCGCGGCGCGGATGCGGTATGCCCAGAGCGTGCTCGCGACCTACGGCGGAGGTAGTGCCATGGCCGCGGCGCAGCTTCCGAGCGCCGCGCGCGCGCCGTCGGCGCCGGTGGCCGCGCCCGGCAACAGCGTCAGCAGCGAGACGCACATCGGCGTGATCAACGTCCAGACGCAGGCCACTGACGCCAACGGCATCGCGAAGGATCTGCAAGGCGCGGTCTCCCGCTACTCGATGGCGTCGCAGGCGAATACAGGATTGAACTGATGGCAATGCCAATTCTCTCGGTGCCGGCCTATCCGGACGTGCCGAATGTGGCCGGCGTGCCGGCGCTGATCCGCAAGGCACAGCCGGTACTCAACGCGATCGGCTACATCGACCACGTCAGCAACGCGGTCCAGCAGCTTCTCGGCCCGTCGGTTCGGGAGACATGGGGCATCTTCGACCAGAACGGACAGGAGGTGCTGACGCCGGAAACCTTCCTCGGGCTCGATTACAAGAACGGCTCGCGCCTGATGGATTACCCGCTCGAGGCCGGTTCCTTCGAGACCTACAACAAGGTGGCGAACCCGTTCGAGGCCTCGATCTCCATGGCCATGGGCGGCGCGCTCGCCGACCGGGAGAAATTCCTGGCGGACGTGGACGCGCTGTCGAAGACGCTCGACCTCTACACCATCGTCACGCCGGAAGTGCGGTATCCCAGCGTCAACCTTGAGCGCTACGACTACCGACGCGAGAACCGCAACGGCACGCACATGATCATCGTGAACCTGTACTTCCGTGAGGTGCGGGTGACGGCGCTGGTCAACGGCGCCGGCGGCATCAACGCGGCTGCGGTGAAGTCCGTCAGCGCGGTGCCGGCGCGCTCGCTCGGGCAGGTGGCAGCATCCGCTGTCACCTCCGCTCAGCAGGCGGCGATTGCTGGCGCGGCGCGCGCGCTGAACTCGGTCAAGGCCGTCGGCAGCGCGATCGGCGCCGCGGCGGCAGGGATCACATCATGATGACGATTCCCATCGGCGCGACGCCGTCGCAGTCGCTTGCCGCGACCCTCGGCGGCCAGAACTGCAAGATCAACGTGTACCAGAAGGGCGCGCTGGTCTTCCTCGACCTGTTCGTCGACGGCGAGCCGATCGTGCAGACGGCGATCTGTCGCGATCGCGTCAACTTGGTCCGGCAGGGGTATCTCGGCTTCATCGGCGGTCTGGTGTTCTGCGACACGCAGGGCGTCAGCGACCCGGATTACAGCGGGTTCGGCGACCGTTTCCTGCTGGTATATTTGGAAGCAACTGACTTGGCTTGAGGGGCGTGCATGAATGCCAGATTGGACTGGATCGAGAAGGCGGGCATCGAGAACATGAAGATGCACCACACGACCGCCGACGTATTGGCGAAGGAGGCCGCGGTAACGCTGACGGTCCTGCTGGCCGGCGCTGGCGGTGGGCTGGCCTATGCCGCCAAGGCCGTGGAGAGCCATAGTTGGACATGGCTTTCGATAGGGGCCTGGGCCTTCACAGCGTGGCTGCTTCTCGTTAGCTGGTACCTCGTTTCAAAGTGCCTGATGATCGAGGCGATTCCGCAGATATACAACGAGCCGCGGAACCTCAATGATCCGGACTATGACTTCGACCAGTTGCGCGAAGCCGAAATGCTCGGCCTCCAACTTCGAATCGACGAGGCCGCCGCACGCAATGACTTGGTGGCTACCCACCTGAATCGCGCGCGACGCCTCACAATTGCCAGCCCGCTGATTTTTATTTTGGCTGCGGCTTTGGCGGCGTGGGCGCTGGCGGGTTATGCCTAGGAACGTTGACGCCGTGATCGTAGGCCCTGTCGCGCCGGGTTGGTTTCGGGGCCGGCAGCGGAGCAACTGGTTTATTATTCGATGTAGCCATTGAGTTTTGGGTTTACAGGTGTAGGAGCCGGTAAACATACCAGAATGCAATGCGGACCCCGCCGAGTGCGGGGTTTTTTTATGGCGATTTGTCGCCGGGAGTGCTGACCTATGACCCTCGCCAAGCGCCGGATCGACGTGACGATCACGGTCGGCAACGAGACGCTGGTCCTGACCGGCCACCGCGTCATCGCCGAGATCGTCAACGCCGGCGGGGCGACGCAGGGGCAACTGTCCATGAGGATCTATGGCCTGCCGCTGGCGAAGATCAACCAGCTGACCATGATCGGTCCGACGATGACGCAGTACCGCGGCAAGAACAGCATCTCGGTGTCGGCCGGCGACGACGGCGCAGCGCTGAGCCTGATCTACACCGGGCAGATTGACCAGGCGTGGGGCGACTTCCAGGCAGCGCCAGAAGTCTGCCTCAATATCACCGCACTGGCGGCGCTGGGCGCGGCGCTGAATGCGGTGGATGGCACGTCGTACAAAGGATCTGCCGACGTGGCGCAAATCATGTCCGACCTGGCCAAGGAAGCGGGGCTGGCATTCGTGAATCATGGCGTGAACGTCCGTCTCGCCGGCCCGGTATTCCAGCGCAGCACGCTGGAAAAGATCGCGACATGCGCAGAGGCCGCGCGCATCGACTATTTCGTCGACCGCGGAACGCTGCACATCTGGCCGAAGGGCGGCGCCCGTGGCGGTGATGTGCCGCTATTTTCCGCAGCGAAGGGGATGGTCGGATACCCGCTGTTTTCGAGCGGAGGAATCGGTGTCCAATCGATTTTCCGGCCCGACGTCTTCCTTGGCGGGAAGTTCGCGGTTGAAAGTTCGCTGACAGCAGCGCGGGGCGAGTGGAACGTCTTCGCCGTCCAGCATTCGCTCGAAAGCGAGCGCCCCAGCGGCGCATGGTTCACCTACGTCTCAGGTTATAGGCCACCACCATGAGTTCTACTTCACAAGGCGCGCAGACGCCAAGCGCGGCCGCGTCCGAGTTCAACATGCTCACCTTCATGATGAAGCAGCTGCTCTCGAAGGTGAGCACCGCTACCCTGGTGAAGGTCGTGGCCGTCACGAACAGCGGCGGCGTGTCGCCAGTCGGGTTCGTCGATCTGCAACCGGTGATTGCGCAGTTGGACGGGAAAGGCGAGGTCTACCGGCATGCTGTGGTGCATGGCGTACCGTATTTCCGGCTGCAGGGTGGCGCGAACGCGGTGATCCTTGATCCGCAGGTGGGTGATCTCGGCGTCGCGGTGTTCGCGGATAAGGACATTTCTGCTGCAGTGGCGGCGAAGGACGGCGCGCTGCAGTCCTCGCGCCCGATTGTCCCGCCGGGTTCGGGGCGCCGATTCGATATGGCAGACGCGCTCTACATCGGCGGCATGCTGAACGGAACTCCGCAGCAATATGTCCAGTTCGCCGCTGGTGGGATCAGCGTAGTGTCGCCGACGAAGATTCAACTGCAAGCGCCCGATGTCGAGATCATGAGCACCACGCTTGCGCACAACGGCGTGAATATCGGTTCGACTCACAAGCATGGCGGCGTCGCGCCGGGAGGCAGCAACACCAGCGGCCCGCAGTAATGGCCTGCCGGTGTGGCGCTATTCCAAAGGTTTGAAGGCGCTGCGGTGCTGATTCATGCACTCCGAGTAGACCACTTGGGAAAGCATTTCTCCGTGCGCCGAGGAGAGGGATGGATCAAAGTAGACCTTGTTGATAATCGCTTTGCGCTCTTCCGCGCCAACGTAGTGCCATTGGTCATCGATGGACATGTCTTTTGCCCACGCGTCTTGAGGTGATACCGCTTGATCGCGGTACTGGGCGGCAGCCTTATAGGCTGCGCTTTTCACTGAGCAGTAGGGAAGCGAGCTGAAGGTATCGCCGCTGGGCGGGGCTGTTTTTGATTTGGCGATGCTGGTTTCAGGGGGCGCCTCGAGCTTTGATGGCATGCGGGCAGTCTTCGATTTTTGGCCGCCCATGTCGCCGCATTGGATCCAGTTTTTGTCGGCATTCGAGACTTCGTTTGGCCCCCAACACCAGCCCTTTTTTTCAATGGAGTCGTAGACCGCTTCTCTCCGGTCGCAAGCTCGATGGGTTGCTGGGTTGTCGCCGCTTCCGCCGCGGCATTGCTCGTTCAGCCTCATGTATTGAGCCATCAGCGATTTGACGGCGGGTGGCGCGCTGGATTCATCCGCAAGAACTGCCGCAGCAGCAGCCGAGAGCATGACGGCAAGAAGCATTTTTCTCATAGTTGTCTCCCTTTCAAGACGGCAACTATACCCCGAATTTTTCGCCCCAAAGGAAGCATGGACACGCTACTCCTCGACCGCACCGTCTGGGACTTGGTCACGGACGCCAGCGGCAACATCGCCTGCGCGACGGAGCCGTACAGCATCGCCCAGGACGTGGCCTCTGCCGTGAAGCTGTTCAAGGCGGAGCTCTGGTACGACACCAGCAAGGGCATCCCGTATTTCGAGCAGGTGCTCGGCCAGCGCCCGCCGCTGCAGTTCATCAAGGCGCAGATCGAAGCCGCGGCGCTGACCGTGCCCGACGTGGTGCAGGCGCGCTGCATGATCGCGGCGTTCTCCGGCCGGCAGTTGACCGGGCAGATCCAGGTGATTGACCAAACAGGAAAGACCCATGACGTCCAGTTCTAGCGTTCCCTCGATCGCCTTCACGCAGACGGGCGTGGTCTTGCCGGCGGAATCGGACATTCTGGCCGGCGTGCAGTCGGACATGAACGCGGCCTTCGGTGGCAAGCTGAATCCCGCGCTGGAGACGCCGCAGGGCCAGCTGGCATCCAGCATGGCGGCCATCATCGCCGACAAGAACGCACAGATCGCCGAGGTCGCCAACCAGGTGGATCCGGACACGGCGGACGGCCGCTGGCAGGACGCGATCGCGCGGATCTACTTCATCGACCGGCTGCCGGCGCTGGCGACCGTGGTGGCGGTACTATGCACAGGCCTGGCCGGCACGGTGATTCCGGTCGGCGCGCTGGTCGTCGCCTCCGACGGGAACACGTATTCCTGCACCGGCGGCGGGACCATCCCGGCGGGCGGTTCGATCACGCTGCAGTTCGCCTGCACGCAGACCGGCCCAATCGTCTGCTCGGCCGGTATGATCACATCGATCTACCGCGCCATCCCAGGCTGGGACTCGGCGACGAACACGGCGGCCGGCACGGTCGGCACCAACGTCGAGTCGCGCGCGGACTTCGAATACCGGCGCCGGCAGTCGGTGGCACTGAACGGCGTGAACTCGCTGCAGTCGATCTATGCCAACGTGTTCGCAGTCTCGGGTGTGAGCGACGTGTATGTCACCGAGAACACGACCAATTCCGCGGTTACCAAGGGCTCCATCACCCTGGCTCCGCACTCGATCTACGTCGCTGCGGTCGGCGGCTTGGACGCGGATGTCGCGACCGCCATCTGGAAGAAGAAGGCGACCGGTGCCGATTACAACGGCAACACCACGGTGACGGTGCAGGACACCTCGAGTGGTTCGGTGCCGTATCCGTCCTACGCGGTGAAATTCCAGCGGCCGGCGGCGCAGCCGATCCTGTTTGCGGTGCAGATCGCGAACTTGGCGGGGCTGCCGTCGGACATCGTCACGCAGGTGCAGAACGCGATCGTGTCAGCCTTCTCGGGCGGCGACGGCGGCCCGCGCGCGCGGATCGGCAGCACGATCTACGCGAGCCGCTTCTACGGCCCGATCTCAGCCATCGCGCCGGGCATCGTCGAGATCCTGTCGCTGCTGATCGGTACGTCGAGCGCGAACGCTGCATCGGTGGCGGTGGACATCGGCAGCGTGCCGACGGTCTCGGCGTCGAACATCTCCGTGACGCTGGTGTAGCGCGATGCAGAACGTCGAGCAAACCATCATCAGCCAGTATGCGAACAGTCCGACGCTGCGGCAGCTGATCGAGAACATGAACGGGTACATCGACCCGTCGGCGGATGTCGATGCCTTCTACCGTTACGTGTGGAACGTCAATACCGCGCAGGGCTTTGGGCTGGACATCTGGGGCAAGATCGTCAACGTGTCGCGCCGGCTCAACATCCCGGGCGCCGTGGTGAACTTCGGCTTCAAGGAGGGCAGCAGCTACCAGCCGTTCGGGCAGGCGCCGCTGTACAACGGCCCGCCGGGCAGCACGGTCTACTACCTGTCCGACGACGCGTACCGCACGCTCATCCTGGTGAAGGCCCTGGCCAACATCAGCGACTGCAGCGCGCCGAGCCTCAACCAGCTGCTGCAGAACCTGTTCGAAGGGCGAGGGCGCTGCTACGTCGCCGACACCGGCGGCATGCAGCTTCGCTACGTCTTCGAGTTTCTGCTGCAGCCCTACGAGGTAGCGATCCTAACCCAGTCGGGCGCGGTGCCGCGTCCCGCCGCAGTGTTCGCCCAGGTACTGCAGGTCGATCTCCCGAACACCTTCGGCTTCAAGGAAGGCCAGCAGTTCCAGACCTTCGGCCACGGCCTTCTGTTCAACTCTTCCACAGGACTGCTCAATGCAAGCTAGCCAGCTTCCAACCAAGATTCCGCTGCCGTTTGCGAACTCCGGCACGAAGAACACGATTCCGACCGCCTCGCAGATCGGCATCACCCCCGGCGCAGCGTCGCTGACCGACGGCTTCCCGCCGCTGACGATGACGCCGCTGTCGGCTGGCGGTGTTCCGCCGGCGGGAGCCGACTTCAACGGTATCCTGAACATGGTCACCGCGGTGCAGCAGTGGCAGTGCGCC